GTCTGCGGAGTTCGATTTAGCGGTAGACCTTGTTTCTGGATTCTCTCTCTGGGCTGCCGCCGGCTCCACGCTCACTGATAGCGTAGGTATAGGCAGAATCGCGTCGTGTATTGCTAAAGCCACTGGCACCTCTGGCAGATTCCGCGCAGCAGTGCGTTTGGGCGCGGCTAGTTTATCGTTCTCTATCTATGATGGGTATATGATAGCGCGCAGAATAGGTTAAGCAGTACGCTTCCATCTGCGGCATTCTGGGTTAGCGAGCCTACCAAACACTGCTATATTGACGTTAGAGGGAGTGACTGCCGTACCCTCGTAGTTGAAAAAGTCATATACGAAACTTGTAGTGGTTTTACTATAAATGCCGACTATTTCTTGACCGGCTCCGCTCACCTCTCCAGACACGTACGGTAAATAGTTAGAATTAGCCATGGTTTTAGACAAAGTGACTTTATAGGTACCCGCTCCAGTGTTCGTCACAGAAGATATGTTTTTCGACAACGCGATTGACGTTGCGCTAGACAACTCTGCATAGGCTACCAGCGAAAAATCGGTTATTTCAGACCACGTACCGCCTAGGGAATCGCTTGGATTCGTGCTGGTAGTAGTTTCAAGCACTGTACCAACTGGGTATAATGTCGTAAAATCTATATTCTGCGACATAAAACTATTGACACCCGTTCCGGTTATGATAAAATGATATTGAGGCTACACCCGCAGCGGGTGGGCTTTTTAGTATCAAAAAATAATTAAGAAAGGACAAACTATGGTATTTAGTGAAAGAGTCACTGACATTACCTACAACGAGATTCTTCCTACGATTGTAGATTTCGTCAACAACTCCAACATCTTTACCGCTCGTGTTATGTCTAACGTAAAGACTTGGCGCGGCGTAAATATCAAGCAGCCAATCCGTATTGCTAACAGTACGACTGGCGGTTCGTTCGATGGTCTCGATACTTTCGATACCTCTACTACGAACAATACCCGTACCTTGACTTGGTACGTGAAAGCCTACGAACAGAGTGTGGTCGTTCCGGGCATTGAAAAAGCCGTAAACGGCAACAGCGAGAAGCAGGTTATCTCTCTCGTGACTGACCGTCTCGACGAGGCTAAAATCTCCCTTACTCAAGCCATCGGCGATTTGCTTTATGGCAACGGTGTGGGCAAAGACATTGAGGGTCTAGGACTTATCGTAGACGATGGTACTACCTCTGCAACTTACGGTGGTTTGAACCGTAGCGAAGTTGCTGGTGCTAACGCAGACGTGACTGCTGCTGGTAGTGGTATTATCTCGCTTGCATTAGTCCGTAGCGAAATGACCGCAGTTTCTGCTGCTGGTGCTGGGCAAGAAGCCCCAACAATCGCTCTTACGACTCCTGAAGTTTGGGATTTGTTCGAGTCTCTATTGACTCCTACCATCTCTGCTCGCTATGATGTCACTGATGTTAAGGGCTACAACCGCGTATCTGGTAAAACTCCTATGGGTACCACGGTTCCTGAAAGCGAACTCAAAGGCGCTGCTGGATTCGTCGCTATCTCATTTAGAGGTCGTCCAGTCGTGGCTGACGACAAGTGTCCTGCTGGCTTATTCTTCTGGCTAAACGAACACTATCTGTCATTCTACCGCTTGCTCTCTAGCGATTTACGCTCGGTAGATTCTAACCCGACCAAGACCGAGGGTGCGAACGAAGACATTAAACAGCCATCGTTCTTGCAACTCAAGGACTTTATGTCGCCAATCAACCAATTCGGTGAAATTGGTGCCTTAATCGTGATGGGCAACCTCATTTGTAAGGCTCCTCGCCGACAAGGTAAGATTACTGGTATCACTACCACGGCTTAACCAACTTCCGGCAGGGGCAACTCTGCCGGAATGAACGATAATTTAATAATTTAAGAAAGGAAAAGCATTATGGCTTCTACTATTGACAAAACCATACTCGTAGAGGGTGGGTTGTACAACGTAGACACTGCGCCTCGCTACCCATTAGGGTTTGAGGTGGAAGACGACAACGGTAAGAAATATCGCTACATCAAAGCGACTGCTGCTCTTACTGCTGGTACGTCTTACGGTCTCGCTGGCTTTACTGCCATGACCGCTACTGCGGCTAACGGTGGTGCTGCCGTATCAACAACCACTCCTAACTCTGCTGTCTCCGGCGATTTAGTCGGGCAGATTGTAAAGGTGACTCGTGGTGGCAACGTTATCGGCGCTTACCCAATTACCGAGGACATCTGGACTTCTGGTACGGCTCATACCGTAAAAATCCCAGAGGTAAAGAGTGGCGATACTCTCGCTCTCGTGGCTACCAACGTCGGTTTGTGTGGCGGTTCCGCCTCCTCGACTGCTGGTGACACCAACGGTATACCTATGGCTCCTATTGCTTCGGGTTCCTACGGCTTCGTATTACTAGCAGAATACTAGACCGATAAACATTAACGCTAGAAAGGGAAAAATCTATGTCTTATAACATTGAAAAAACCAATCTGGCAGAGGGGCTACTCGAGCAAGTCGACATTAAGCCCCGGTACCCTTTAGGGTTCCGCACTCGCGACGCAGAGGGTCGGGAATACGTCTACGTAAAGGCTATTGAAAACCTTACGGCAGGCGTACCCGTCCTAGGCGTCGCCAGAACGGGGCTTACTATTGTATCAGGGTCTGTTTCAGATAGGTGCTTTAAGATAAGCGCGGCTCAACCTAGCCTCGCAACTGACAATTTTAACGTCAACGAACTAAAAGGCACTCTTATTAAAATCACGGATTCTAACAGCCAAGTAAAAGGCGTATACCCGATTACAGACGCTAGTTATGATGGTGTGAGGTATTTAGTAGTGTGTCCGGAAGTAAAAACAGGTGACACGGTAGCGTTCGCAAACGGCGCTCCAGTGGTTGCTGCTGGTGGTGCTTCTTCTACCGATGGCGGTGCTATTAACTGTACCCCTATTACCGATATGGCAGAGGGTACGTACGGATTCGTAGTGCCTGACACGGCAAACGGCGCTCCTGCAAACTCTGGCTCCCATAACGTGACTCGTGGTAGGGATTTAACCAGTCTATACACAATAGCAGAGTTATCTGCCAAGGTGCAAGCCGGCGACTTCTCCGATATTTATGTAGGTGACTATATCACCAAGAAAGTAAAGGTCGGGAGCAACACCGAGCGTGAGTTGGATTTCGTAGTAGCAGGGATTGACTACTGGTACGGAATCGGCGACCAAGGGCAGGGTCTCGAAACACATCACCTCTTAATGGTGCCTGACACTGGGTTCTACGAACTCGCACAGATGAACGGTACTAACACTACTACTGGTGGTTATTACGGTTCTGCTATGCACGGTATCGCAAGCCCGGCATATACTGCTGGTACTGGCGGTGCTTTGACGAGCGTAGTGGCTGATTACGAGACGTTCCTCAACACTGCACTCGGGGCTAACGACGGTGAATATACATTTACCCACAATGGCTCCCAGTGGCAATACGATGGTTCAAACGTGGGCGCTAACTTGACCTCTTATGGTATCACCTACTCCGGTACTCCGGTATCTGGTGACGAGATTAAACTTACGTTCGCGAAAGGCAACCTCGAACCATATCGTCAAGCAATTTACACAGCGTTTGGAGACAGCCATATATTGACTCACCGTACATATATGACGACATCGACATCTGCCGGTGTATGGCACAATGCTCGTGTCGAACTTATGAACGAGTGTATGGTATACGGAAGTAAACAGTACGCTAACAACGAGGAGGGCGAGCGTATCGCGCCGATTCAGTTGCCTTACTTTGCAATGAATCCTCAAAAGAGAGTTGCACATCGTGGCAAGGGTGGTTCGCGCTACGGCGCTTGGTTGTCGTCTATCAACAGTGGTTCCGCCTTCTGCCTTGTCACCAGCCTCGGTATTGCCACCAACAGCTCCGCGTCCATCTCGTTTGCTGTTCGCCCGTATTTCCTGTTCGCCTAAATCCGACCTCCCTTGTGGAGGTCGTGTAAAACGTTAAAAGAAAGGAGTTGCAGTGTCAGTTCTGAAGAACAAACGGAATCTGTCAGATTTAGAGTTCTTTCACAACGCAATTAAACTACGCAAAGAAATGACGGAACTTATGCTGCGCGATTTTGGAGTCAAGGCTCGAAACAAAAACGCGCAGGTTCTGCCGAAGCGTTATTTTATGAGCAAAGAGGACGGGGAAAAGTTTATGGCGCTCTGCGAGCAATATAAAATCGTATCTGTGCTAGAGACTTACCCCGACTGGCTCATAAATGAGTTTAGAAACAGTATGCTAGAGTGCCTACGCTCTATGATGGCTAATATCACCGCCGCAAACTCGATATACCCAGTGTGTGAGGAGGAATGGGCGGAGCGCCGGTTAAGACAAGACCGAGCAATAGCCGCTTGCGAGACACTATTGCAAGAGATGGCGTACGTCATATCTGTACTGCCAGTAGACGCGAATAAATATATGCGCTTCGTAGATATAATCCAGCGTGAGATAGCACTTCTCAAGGGCTGGCGCAAATCCGACAATAAATTGCGAGCCGAACTGCAAAAATAATGGGGCAATTTCCAATTCGCGCAACAACGCTTGGTTGTCGTCTATCAACAGTGGTTCCAACTTCTGCAATGTCAACAACAACGGTAATGCCAACAACAACAACGCGTCCAACTCGAATGCTGTTCGCCCGATTTCGTGTACCCGTGCTATGAGTAGGCTAATGCCGACACGGAATACAGGAAAGGGGAGATTGTCCCTCCGTGAGGTAAACATATATCTTGACGCGACTAGATACGTCTACTGTCGCTGTAAGCGAGATACAAGCAATGAACAATATAGAGAACATATCAGACCCAAACAAACTGGTGGACGCCTTTAATAAGGCGGCTGCTGGCAGTATATGGAAAAGTTCGGTACAAAAATACGAAGTAAACCTGCTGAAGAACATTCGCAAAACGCAACTTGCGCTAGAGAATGGCACATACAAGCAGGGTGATTTTTTAGAGTTTGAACTTAACGAGAGGGGTCATAACAGGAGGATTAAGGCTCTCGGAATCGCGGACAGGGTGGTGCAGCGCGCTCTCTGTGACGAGGTTCTGATTCCGGCTTTAACTAAATATATGATATACGATAATGGTGCTTCGCAAAAGAATAAAGGTGTAGACTTCTGCCGTCGTCGGCTGGAGACTCATTTGCATAAATACTACCGTCAATATGGCAATGACGGCTATTTTTTACACGTAGACTTCCGCAAGTTCTTCGATAATATACGCCACGATAAACTTATAGCGGCGTTCGAGGCTAAACTAGGCTCTGGTGGCGTTATGCCGGTGCTAGAAGACATGATAAAGTCGTTCCGCGTAGACATATCATACTCGGACGAGGATTTACTGAATCAGGTTTTCAATTCGATGGAATACGCCAAAATCCCGCAGTCTAAAAAGACTGGTAAGCGTTATATGGCAAAATCCATGGGGATTGGCTCGCAGATTTCGCAGGTAGCAGGCGTATTCTTCCCTAGCCGAATAGACACTTATTGTAAGGTCGTACGCGGCTGTAAATACTACGGGCGCTACATGGACGACATCTACATCATACATCACGATAAAGACTTCCTACGCAGCGTTTTAGAGGGTATACGCGAGCAATCTGCGGAGATAGGTCTATTCATAAACGAAAAGAAAACGCAGTTGCAGAAACTCCAGCACGGTTTTACGTTTCTCAAGATTAAATATAACCTTACGGAGACTGGGAAGATAATAAAACGCCCGTCACGCGACAATATCACGCGACAGAGGCGGAAAATGAAGAAGTTTAAGCACTTGGTAGACGAGGGGAGAATGTCGCAAGAGGACGCTCGCAACGAGGTCAAGTCGTGGCTCGGCTCGAATAAGAAACTCAACGCCTACCGGACGTGCCAGAAGATACGTAAATTATACAAGGATTTGTTCTTTGAGGATTTGGACATATAATGAATCCGTGTTATAATAAAACATAAGGAGATTAAAAATGGAAGAACAAGAAACTCTATATCTATTCAAAAATGAATACGAAATTAAAGCCTACGCAGGAGAAGTCCTGACGAAGCGTGTCGGCGACATTATTGTCGAAACAATCGTGAATCCGACGCCAGAACAATTAAAAGATTACGGTTATAAGCCTCTCAAGAATACCGAGCGCCCAGTAGAAAAGCCGGGCTACGCTATTGAGACTTACTACGAGAACCAGCCAGAAGTTATATTGCAGTGTTATCGCTACGTGAAAATTGACGAAGAAGACGCAGAATAAATAAAGCCCCTCTTTCGAGGGGTCTTTATTATTTCTTATGCAGGTCTGCGAAGTTTTTTGCTTTTTGTTGCGCTATTTCTTCCTGCGTCCATACTTGCACCACTCCCTCTTTGTTCTCGTCGGAGGGGTCGAACGTGCATACGATAGTCGGGTCGTTTGGAATCAGTTTGTCCATTACTAGCGACGCTCTGATATACTCTGACGCTAGACCGAACGAGGCTTTGGCTTGAACCTCGCGAATCGTCTTCGTCATATTTTCGTCTTTGCGTGATTTCATTTGAACTGCGGCATTTGCGGTGGCATAATCAAGCCCTGCAAACGTCGAATATATTAGTTTTAAGTACCCTATCTCGTGGGGTTTTAGGCTAAACTCTTTCATGCGTCCTCCCATTCTTTATTAAGTTTGTCTAGTGAATTATAGAAGTAGTCTGTGTGGCTCGTCTCGGTGCCTTTATAGTGGTATACACGCAGGCAGATTGGCATAGCCGGAATACTGCTTACTACGGTTTGTGCGGTGTATATTTTGTCCTCTCCGCGGTGCTTTATGTTCATTTTCTCTCCTTTATGAACCCGTACTCGACTGACTCTTTCGGGTAGTGTTTGATAAAATCTGGGTTTGGCTTACCGTCCGGCGTGTATGGCTGTATCAGGTCTACATCGTGCTTCTGATATTCCATCATACGGCGTGAGGTTTGGGTCTGCTTTGCCAGCGGGGGGAGTTTAGTGCCTCCCGCCTTTTCTTCTGGGTAGTATTTACCATTACGTAGCACTCCCATATTCCGCTCCCTCTCTGATTTTGTTATAGTTCTCGTTGCGGATTTCGTCCGGAGTTTTTGGTACAATGATATGCTTGGTAGATTGGTAGATTTCTTTCGGCTTCTCGAACGGGTCTGTCACCTTTGCCGGAGTTGCCTTTACCTCGTCTATCTCGTCACGCAAGCCACGTGCTACGTCGAATAGGTGTGCTACTAGGGCTTTGGTGTCCATAATGTCCTCGTCGATTCTGCGAATAAACGCCAGAATCGCAGCGAACAATATAGTTATACAGACCGCTAGAACGATTGCTACTGCTAGTGCTATTCCCATACTCTGTCCTTAAAGACCAACGCTCTCGTGGTTGTGATTAGTTGCGCTACGACGGAGTGGCTGTTTATCACCGCCTCACGGATTACGATTGCTGGGTCAATAATGTTTGCCCGAATCATATTTTTGCTCTCGTGAGTCAATAAATTATAGCCCTCGCCCGGATTGTATTTTGCCTTTAGTAGTTCTGGCTTTGCGTCAGAGTTTATTAAGAGGTCGTAGTATGGCAGGCGTAGGTACGGCAGTTTACGCTCGTCGCCGATGTCGCGCAAGCATACACCACCACCAGCCACAACACCGCCTGTGAGGGCTGTTTTAGCCGCGCACACGGCGTCGTCAATGCGGAGACGGGTTTCTTTACGTTCTGTGTCGGAATTGCCGCCTACGTAGATATTAGCAATGGAAGCGGTCAATCTCGCAATGCGGTTCTCGTATTCTAGCCGATGGTTTGGCGCCACGGAATCGCGCTGCTTTTTGATTTTCTCGATAGCCTCTTTGAGTTCCTTGGAGTCTGCCCCTTTGCCTCCGATAATGGTGGTCTGTTTACGCGTGATAGTAGCACTGTCTACGCTACCGCACATGGTAGGCTCCCAGTCTTTCGGTTCACCTCGGAACACCTGCCCCTGCGTGTACAATGCCACGTCCTCTAGTATATTTGAGAAAGCGTTTGCCGGCGGAGTGACTACCATAATGTCCAGCATGGGCTTTGGCAGCGTAGATAAGAACTTGAGCGCGTCATTTATCACGTTGCCGAATATCAGCACCTGCTTCGCTCTCGAGGCGTGTAGTTTCTCGATAATAGGCACGATTTCGTCCTGTCTCGATATAGTTGCGCCCAGAATCACTACCGGTACTTCTCGCAAGACTGATTCTTTAGAAGTTTGGTCGTTAAAAAACATTTCATCGGCTGCGCCTGCTTCGATGTACACGCCGTCTACGAACTCCACGGAGGTTTCAGAGGTTCCGGTGTAGATTACGTTTACGCCTCCGAACTCCCCTACGTGAGAGATAACGTCATATACGAGCGCGCCTAGCCCCTCGTCTCCTGCGGAGATTTCACATACGCCACGTAGGTTGCGGTCGTCGATTTTGGACTTGGTGCGAGCATTTATGCTAGATAAAATGGACGGAACGTACGAGCGGATTTCTCGAGCCGCTTCGGAGCGTGTCATTTTACGTTCGCCGATTAGGGTTTTCTCTGCATACTGGTATAAGTGATACGCTAGAATAGCCGACAGAGTAGTGCCATCGCCTGCCGTATCATTGGTGCGCTTTGACGCTTGTTTGATTACGGAGATTGCGATGTCCTCTACCGCGTCTTCTACTTCGAGCGTGTTTATGTTAGTCACGCCATCATGTGAGATAGTTGGAGCGTCTGCGCGGTTCTCGATAATTACATTGCCGGACGCTGCGCCATAAGCGGCGGAGGCTACATTGAACACCTTTGCTACTCCTCTAGTGATTCCCTCACGGAGTTTGTCTCCCTCTACGATTTCACGAGTGTATAATTGGTGACCCATTATTTCTCCTCCTTTAGCACTACGATTCGTCGGTCGATAGCCTTAATGTCGTGTACCTCGATAAACTCAACCATGATTGGTGATTCTTCGTCGTTTAGCTGCAACGGCACTTCTATTGCGTCGCTGTCGTCATACACAACGAGGTCTCCTTTATTGACAGAGCGATATTCGGTCTTTGCGAATCCGGACTTATCGAACTTTCCCGTGTGCCTCGTGAGAGCCTGCGGGTTCCCAATTATGACCTCACCGAATCCGTGCCGGTCGTATTTCTTCTCTGTGCGAACGATGTCGCTATTACCACGCAACGGTTTGACTACGATTACATCGTATCTCAACTCGAGCGAGGAAGCCTTAATTGCTGGCATAGTTTTTCTCCTTTCGTGCGTTATTTATCATATTTCGAGTTTACCACAAGCAATTCCGAAAGTCAACAACAAAAAATCGGCTCCGAGCCGTGTGGAAAGCCCCCAAAGAAACGCAAGAAAGGAGTTTAATTAGGGGCTTGCCTCTATTCTATCACATTGAACAAAAAATTACCACAACAATTTTTTAACTGGGGTTTATGTTGTAAAAAAAACACACCTATTGACATTTTGAAACGCTTGTGCTATTTTAATCTAATTTCTAATAAGTAATACTAATAGTAGTAGTAGGGTCTGTGGAAAACTCAACATTTCGCCTCTGTTGTTCCCCTTATGTTTTTCTGTGGAAAACTTGTGCATAACTTGCTAAAAAGTGTGGATTTCGTGTGTAAAAGTGCGAAAAACACAACCATTTTCACCTTTTAATGAAATTGGTGGTATAATGGGCTTATGAACGAACAAACACTCCAGATAATACTCGGCTTAATAGCCATCGTCCCGACAATGACTACCATTGTCGTTTCTGTGTTCCAGAATAGCCAGAGACGCCGAGATAAAGAGGAGCAGCGCCGGCGCGACGAGCGCAATGCCGCTAAATCGTCAATCCAAAACATGATAACTCAAGACATTATAAGGGTAGAAATACTAAAGAAAATGCCGGAGAATCGAGACAATATCGAATCTGAATATGCGAGGTACCATAAAAACGGAGGGAACGGCACCATTACCAGACAAGTACGCGAATACTTTGATTGGCTAGATGGACTCGCGCCGCGTAAACTTAATGTTGTAAAAAATACAACAATATAACAGAGGCAGTCACATAAAATTGTGACTTTTTTGTGCAAAATGCTTGACAATAGGCTTTCGGTCTGATACAATGAAAGTATCATAGAAAAAGCAAGAAAGGAGAAACTATGAAAAGAAAAATTGAAGTATGGGGAGCGAGAATACTCTGCGACTCATTCGAGGAAGCACGTTATTACAACGGCAACCGACAAGAAATAAAGGTACGCGGTCTAAAGACTTTCTACGAAGCGCAGCAAGCCAGATTCGCTAAACTCGCCGAGAAGTTTACCGACCCAATTACGAAAATGTGTGTCGCCAGTACCGGTATGACACCAGAGCAATATCAACTAACCCACCACAGAGCGTGGAACGAATAAGGAGGAATTATGGATTATGCAGATATGAATTGTCATAAAGACATTATGGCAATGATAGCGGCAGCGGAGGAAGAGTTTTACGAAAAACTTACCGATGAGCAAAAAGAACTTTACGATAAAGACAAACTCGACGTTATGGTTAGAAAATGCAACAGTTCATACCCAGCACTATTACTTTCAAAAGGCAGTGTTTCCTTGGGTGGTGGGTGCAAAGAATACGCGCTGCGTGTACACTTAATGCACCTCGAAGAAGATGGAGAAATAGACAATCCTGACTCAATGTATGTAGAATACGACGTGGTACGATGTGGTGGGTTCTTGCCACCGCACCGAATACGTAGCATGGTGGCAGATATGCTGACAAATCTACATAAATACGGAAAGGTGCAAGTCGATGACTGAATACGATATGAACTTACCTCTCTCCGTTGCAGACATGGACGGGGAGGAGCGCAATATAATGGACGGATTATGGCAGGACTTTACAGCCACCATGACGAATCTAGCGCACCTTATACTAGCAGACGACGCATACGAAAAAGAAGTCGAATACACGCACCGAGAAAACAAAGACGCGCCGGAATACATCATTAAAAAGAGAATCAACCCTAGTTGTGGCTCGGTGATATTCCACGTCGGGTTCGGTTATGGTGAGTACGTAGACATCTGCGTAGACGTAGAGCGTGTGATTCCGAGAGAGCATATAGAACTTATCTGCCACCACAAATTGAACGGATTATCAGCCATAGCAAAGAAGTTCTGCGAATTATATCGTAAAACGTCTTGACAATAGGCTTACGGTTTGATAGAATAGAATTAGAACATTAACAAGAAAGGAGAAATAATGACAAGCGAAAAAGTTAAAGCGGAACGCGCAGCGTACCACGAACGACCGGAGTGGTCGTACTCGCAAATGAAAGTCATTTTAGATTCCGGTATAGATTATGCGGTTGCAAAGAAGATAGGAATGTTGCCCGCTCCCGAGTCTAAAGCGATTGACATAGGCAGTTTGGTACATCAAAGCGTCCTCGGCGGAGACGGCGAATATGTTGTCAGCCCATACCCAGATTATCGCACAAAGGCAGCGCGGGAATGGAAGCAGGAGCAAATAGACGCTGGTAAAATCATATTGACCGAAGCCGAAGAACTTATGATAGGCGACATCGCAAAGAATATCAAGGAACACCCATACTCGCAGCAATATCTTTACGGGGAGAAGATACAACACGAAGTAGAAATGTATGCGACGCTCGAGGGAATCCCAATGCGAGCCAAAGCCGACGCGATTCGCTTTTACGAGAACAACGAGAAATTGACTATTCTCGACCTCAAAACCACATCGAAGTTCGATATGTTTAAGTGGACGAATATGCGGAATCACTACGACCTGCAATGTGCGGTTTACTCCGCGCTGGCAGCAGCGTCGATGGGAAAGAATCTGCTATCTGACATGGATTTTGTGGAGTATATCTTCTGCGTAGCGGAAGTGGTGCCTCCATATCGTGTGCAGTACGCCACTGTGACGAAAGAATACGTCGAACACGGGCTTGATAAACTCAACGCCTGCGTGAAAGAGATTAAGGAGTGGAATAAACGCGAGAGCAAGATTCCAAACTTCCAACTCACCGAGTGGCTAGAATTAGGAGACTTCTCGCAATAGTATTGACAAAAACCATAAGCGTATGATACAATGGTAGTATATTAACAATAACGCAAGAAATGAGAGACAATGGCTAACGAAAACGCAGTGCAGAAAAAGGTCACTGTTGCAACTCTCGCTCACAACGAGCAGTTTAATAAGCGCATTGAGGAGACTCTAGGACGCAGAACGCCGCAATTCATGACTTCTGTGACATCACTGGTGAACTCCAACAAGGCTTTTGAGAATTGCAACCCGTACGACATTTTCAACGCGTGTCTCGTTGCAGCCAGCATGAATCTTCCAGTGAATAAAGACTTGGGGCAGGCGTGGGTGATTCCTTATGGGAATACCCCGCAACTCCAAATCGGCTGGAAAGGTTATGTACAACTCGCGCAGCGTTCCGGTTTATTCAAGACGATAAACACTACGGACGTACGCGAGGGAGAGATTGTTTCTCGCGACCTCATGACAGGTGAGTTCGAGTTTAAGTGGATTCAGGACGACGCGGAGAGGAATAAAAAACCGGTCGTCGGCTACTTGGCTTATTTCAAACTGTTAAACGGGTTCGAGAAGAATCTTTACATGACCGTAGAGGAATTGCAGGCTCACGGGGCTAAATACTCGAAAACCTATAAAAGCAGTTCGTCGGTATGGAAGACTGATTTTGCGGCTATGGCTAGCAAGACAGTTCTCAAACTCTTATTGAATCGCTATGCGCCTCTGGAAATAGACTCTGACCTAGCAAGAGCAATACAGGCAGACCAAGCGGACAGCGACGGAGACTATATCGACAACCCACGGAACATGGAAATCGTGGACGCTATGATGGGCAGTTCAGAAGAACAAGACAATGCCGCGGAAGCGGAAGTAATAGAGGAGAAATAACATGACAAATCCAAACGTAAGTTGCCACCACCTCGTAGAAAACTACGGACGTGCTAGGGCGGCAGAAATTATCACTCATGCAGTCACGCGCACAATCATTATCACTAAATGCGCAATGCGCGGAAAGAAACCAGTGTATAATGTGCTGCTTAAAGACCCAATCGCAGGCAAACTCATTATCAAAACCGACCACGCACTGAAACTACAATATGTCGGCAAAGACAACTCTCGCCGAGACTGGTTCACAGCCGGAGAAGTAGCGTCAATGCGCAAAATCATGCCCGGCTTCGACAAGTATTACGAGGTGCGGAGGGCTGGCTATGCCAATGAAGAAGACTAGAGTAATCAGCGAGGAGGGTCGCCGTCGTATGCGAGAGGGGGGTCGTAAAGGCGGGAAGAACGGCACCGGTCATGTCGGATTCGCCGTTCTGAAAGAAAGAGACCCGAAACTGTTTAAGGAAATCTCCGCGCGCAATAGCCGGAGCCAGAAAGGAACTAGAGATGGAAAATAACAAAATACCACAACTACCGCAGAATTGTAGATTTTACATGATAGATGGTAAGAGTGGACAGCCAGTAGGTAGAATGGAGTTTTTAGCCGCGGACGGAACGTTGGCAATGCAGGCGGAGCAACTAGAGCAGTTTTTCAGAGCGCAAGGCAATGACATCAGAATAGTAGCGGGTGTGGCACCTATTCAACCAGAATTGGCGGAAATATCGTTAAAACTTGATAAGATTATCGAAATCATAGGAGGTAGTAATGATAGAGATAAGAGCGCCGAGGTATCGCGATAGAGTCGTGCTACTAGCGAGATACAGGCTTCCGGCAGGGCAGGGCGTGGACGTAAAAATCCTGCACGGAGCCTATAAGGGGGTTTACCACGTATCGAATAAAGTAATATGTCAATCACCGATAGAGGGCATGGAAACGAAACAAGGCAAGATTATAGCCATGCGAGCGGTACCGATTGACGCAATGGAAAGGGTAGAATAATGTATTACACGATAAAATTATGCGAAGCCGACAAACGCGCATTAGGAAAAATCCTGCGCAACTATTCATACCAACTTGGGTATCGTTTACAACACGGCGCAAGCGTGACTAGGCAAGATTTGGATTGTATCGGCGACGATTTGAAAACCATATCTGCGATAGAGTTTGCTATTGAGGACGCGAAAGAAGTGCCTCAATCAAAGGAGGAAGAATGAAAAATCATAAACCACGACCACAAACTTTACTAGACACGGCGCGCTGGCACGTGTCCAAAGACGCAAAATCTGCGTGGGACAACGTGAATAAACGCCGAGAGAGGAGGCAAAATGCCATCAACCGTGCGAAGACCCGCAGTGCGCAGAAAAACGCCGGCAAGACCGCAAAAAACGCGTAGCACAGCCAAAAAAACGAAGAAAGACGTGCCAATCGAGGACGACGAGTGTATAGAGTTCTCAAACTGGCTCAAAGCACGTGGCATAGACCACACGCATATTCCGAATGAGAGCAGGTCAAGCAAAAAAGACGCAGCCATACGCGCACGGAAGTTGCAGAAGATGGGGTTATCACGCGGAGTATGGGATTATGAGGTATGGGTACCGATATACAACTGCGACGGAGAGATAGACGACTACCAACTTCTCAAAATAGAAATGAAACGGCAGCGCGGCGGAGGTTCTACTACCACGCCAGAGCAGAGGAGATGGGGTAAAATATACGAGAAATCCGGTTGCTGCGAATGTAAAGTATGCTACGGCGCAGCAGAAGCAGAGAAGTTTGTCGAGGAGTACTGGCGCGACCCAAGATTCAATGACAATGAAATATTTTAAGGAGGAAATATGAAAAAACTCATGAACAATTGTACTGGGGAGACAGGCTACTTATATGCCAACAAGAATGAAAATTATAATGTTCTTGATAAGAATGATAATGTTTTGGCGGTTTATACAACTTTGAGAGAAGTTGGCGAGCATTGGGAAGATGTCGAAGAACCGAAAGAGCATTATTGGGTGATTGACGAAGACGGAGTGTTGGTATGTAGGGCGGTTGGCGCTTTTGTTAATGAGGAGATGTGCAAGCAAATCGGCAACTACTTCGCAACTGAAGAAGAAGCCAAAAAAGCCGTGAAAAAACTCGAGGCTTGGAAACGGCTGAAAGATAAAGGGTTTAGGTTTATTCCTGAAGCCTCTCATATAGAAGAAGTGGAAGCAACAGGTGGAAACGTGATGTTTATAGCCTGCACTATGAATGATTACAGTGATTTTGTGTTTGGAGATAACGCTGATATAAAATTGCTTTTCGGAGGAGGGCGCAATGAAGAAAAAGTTTACACCGGGCGCTAAAGTGCGCTATGGCATAATGCTCGCAGACCAACGGCACATGAAGTTTATCAGAGCGCAACTCATGCTCAAGACCGGAGGAATCTGCGCTATATGTGGTAAAAAGATAGAAAAAGACGAAGACGCAACGCTAGACCACATTATACCGCGTTCTATGGGCGGTGCAACAACCATGGACAACCTACAACTTGCGCATAAATCGTGCAATTTAGAAAAAGGCAACATATTTACAATTTAGGTATTGACAAAATGCTTTCGGTTTGATACAATAATAATGTACCCCACCGGAGATTGTAGGCGCACCGTTAGGGCGAATCCAGAATCCGGCGTCCGTGAGTGATAACTCGGGTACGGGTGATATGTGTATGACCTTGCGGGAACACCCCCCGCGTTCTATGAACACAATAAACGTTGAGAGTTTATCTATGTCGAAAAAGCCACTCTAAAATAACTGCGAGGGTGGCTTTTTCGTGGTATAATGGGATTAACATTAACATTTTACAAGAAAGGCAATCAGCCATGAAAAATGAGACTAAAATCGCCACAGAGCAGGCGAAAGAAAAGGGTTCTCCGATAAATGGGGTAGTGCCTCCAAAAGACAGAAGATTCGGGCAGCCAAACGGGAACCCACGGCATAATGGGGCATGGAAGAAAGAAGACACCCCGCGCTATAAGATGGAGCGCATGATAACCCTCAAGAAAGAGGAACTACAAACCATAATTGACGACCCAAACGCACCAGAGTTCGAGAAGTCAATCGCAGATATTATAATGAGTATTCGAGTGGACGTAAACGACGAGGGAAATCCGCTACCAGCACACCAGCGTATTAAAACGATAGAGAGTCTGATTAACCAAGTGTACGGCACACCAGCACAAACGCAAGTCACGGTCAGCGCAGACATGGAGGAGAAAGAAAAGGCGGGCTTTATCAAGGGTATATTCATACCGGGGAGCGATAATGACGATAGAGGAACAGATAGCAGCCGCTAAAAAGGCGGGGTATTGGACACCGTTGCCGGGTCCGCAGACTTTAGCGTGTCAGTTAGCGATGTTGACGAATAAATATAGGGAGATATTATTCGGCGGCGCTCGGGGTCCGGGCAAGACAGAATGGTCTATCGCTACAATGGCAGAGAGAATAGACAACCCACGTTATCAGGGGTTAGTTTTGCGTAAAAACGCAGACGACCTCACGGATTATTGCGTACGGTGCGAGGAGATGTACCAGTACGCCAATGTTGTTGTGCGGCGCAATCCGATGGTGCTACGATTCGGTGCTAATGCTTTACGAGCCAAAGGCGCTATGATTCGTGGCGGTCACTTGCACGATAAGACCTCATACATTAAGTATCAGGGTCAGCAGTTCTCGCGTATCGGTATCGAGGAGTTGACGCAGATTCCGAGCGAGTTATTGTACAAGCAGATTATGTCGTCGTGCCGTAGTATTTACCCCGAAATGAACCCGCAAATGATATTAACAGCCAACCCGGGCGGTGTAGGCATGGGCTGGGTCAAGCGTCGATTCGTGGAGCCGGTGGACTTGCAGTCTGACGATTTTACACGTACTGATTTAGAGAATGGAGACGTACTGATTGAATCCGTGCGCGTGAAATGGTGGCAGAGGCAGTATTTTTGGACTGATATTAAGGGCGTGAAGCGAGTCACCGTATGGAACGAGATATACGACAAGATAGAGGAGACGTGGCGCTGCTTTATTCCGGCTACGATTGACACCAACCCGATATTGACCGAGAACGACCCGACGTACGTAAAAATGCTCGAGGGTTTGAAGACCACCGACGAGGCATTATACAACGCATGGAGGCATGGCGACTGGAGCGTATTCGCAGGGCAGGTATTTACCGAGTTTGACAGAACCAAGCACGTTATAACGAACTTCGCAGACATCGGAACCACCACAAAGCAGTTTAACGAGGCAGTGAAGATTATCAGCATGGACTGGGGCTATTCAGACGATACAGCCATATATTTTACGGCGCTCATAGATGGTAGACCGGTGACGTATAAGGAGATGGTAGGGAATCAGAAACTAGCGTCGGAGTGGGGCAAAGAGTTGCGCGACTACCTCGAAACAAGCGACCAGCGCATAGATTATTTTGTATACCCGAGCGATATGGAAGACAAGAAGAACGGCAAGTCCTCGCCGATAGACGACATCATAGCGGAATTGAACAAACTCCCACCAGATAAACAGCCGTCAATGAAAATGATTAGCCGAGAAGCAGGCTCACGTGCAATTAGACAACACGCCACGCATAAATACTTGAAAGCAGACCCACCGGCAAAGATATTCAAGTCCTGCGCGAATCTGATTCGAGTGCTGCCAGAATTAGTGTACGATGAGACACGCAAAGAGGAGATAGACGTAGATACAGACCACGAACTCACTAACCCGTACGATGGCTGGAGTTATGGCTTGCGCTGGCTATCAGAGCGGAAGCCCGGAGAACTCATACATAAATCAGAACTCGTCGGCAAGCCTACGTATGGCATTAAGGCTGGTGATACAATGCGTGACGCCGGCATAGACCCTGCGGAGATGGTGCGTAAAGCCAACCGGCACAATAGCGGAGACTGGCGCACCCATTGACAAATCGCTTACGGTATGCTACACTGGAATTAGTAAAAACCTCTATCGTTTTTACCTAGCACCTTACACAAGATGTGTCGGGTCGCTGGTGAACCCGACAACACACCTCCCAATAAACTCTATGTAGGACATTTCTAGATTTTGTCCTACTCACTTAAAATAAACATTTAACTAAACGCCAAAAATAACTCCACTATTAAGAAAGCGCCCATTTCCTCGCAGTTAGGGCGCTTTTTTGTGGTATAATAGTGCTTATGGAACGTAATAAACCAATCACAATTTTATTATATGAAGACAACCTACCGAGGTTGCGCGAGATATATTGCGTAAACTGTAAACGCCTGTTATGCAAGGTGAACTCCGACGTAAAGTCGGTGATATTCGGCGAGGGCTATGCGCCGGACGAACACAGAGAGATTGTCGCTGGCATGAATGTCGTAGAGCATAAGTGTCGGGGTTGTGACTGTATTTACAAACTCTTATTCCAGAAATAGCCCGCAAGTTGGAATAAGAGTTTTTTATATTCCACGTACATTGAATATAGCCGAAAGGGGGTGCCATGAATGGCAAAGAAGAAACGCAAAAAGAGGGGCAACTCGAGTCGTTATGGTAAGGACTTCCACCACCTGCTTTATCAACGTAGGCACTGGAGCCAAGGCTACGCGAGAGCGCTGCGCAACCACCCGTATATGGGTAAGATGATTCCGCGCGATAGTCTGCACAGCCTGATTCACTCGAAAATACACGACATACCTTGTCCGAATGGGCGAGAGTGTCGCATGGCATACGAGGAGGTTGTACGCAGAGAACGTGAGGGGCTTATTGACGTAGTGCATGACTCTTGCGAGCAGAGGTTAGACTTGCTTATCGAGATATGGGAAGATAAATGCCCAGCAACGGTGGCTGTCCTGAAATGGCAGCGCGATTTAATCGCGAAAAACTACAAGGGCGGCGAATAGTCGCCCTTTCACCTCTATTGTAATAAGTATTGCGTTTATGTTATAATAGGCTAAAGGAGATTCACAATGAATAGCGAAAATGATAAAATGAGCGAACAGGAAACCGGACTGAAACAAGAATTGCCGGTGCTTTCGCTATCGGTACCCGACAGGGATTTAATACAAAACTTTAAGCGTTGGGAAAAAGAGGCGCAAGCGTTTTGGAATGACCCAGCAGGCTACAACTTAAAAGAAAAACGAAAACGCAACCAAGCCTACTACCTAGGCAAGCAGATTGAAAAATCTAAATTGTACAGTTATCAGGTGCCGTTTATCGACAACGAATTGTTTGTTGCAACAGAGACCATCACGGCTTATACCACATCGTCTGACCCATCGGCAGAAGTATTGCCGGAAAATGACACGACGCAGGCTAAAGTTATGGCAGAGGAGTTGGAATGGGGTCTTAACGTCCACTCCCAGAGGTGCAATTTAGCAAAGAAAATAGAGCAGGTAGAACGCTCTATGTTTTTGAATTATGTGGGCGTGATTAAACTCTACTATGACGCAGAACTAGACGACATCGTGCCGCAAGTTATTGACCCAGAAAAGATTATATTCGACCAATCCTGCCGTCAAGGTGACAATCCGCTATTTATCTCCGAACTACGAGAAGCCACCCTGCAACAGATTATAAATATGTTCCCAGAAAAGCGCGACGAAATCATGGAGCGCTGCGGACGCGTACGCATGACTCCGAAACTTGCTAACTCCATCTACACCTATAAGGAAGTATGGTTTACGCAGATTGACGACGACGGAGAGACCGAATGTGTAGCGTGGTATATGGACGACCTCTTATTAGATAAGAAAAAGAACCCGAACTTCCTCTATGACGAAGACGGCGTGAAGATTACGAACTACCTAGAACGTGCCGAGAAGCCTTATATTATATTTAACTACATGAACGACGGTAAGCACGTGATAGACCAGACAACGCCGTTTGAGCAGGCGATTCCACTGCAAGATATTCTAAACAAGCGCGGACGACAAATCGTAGAGAACGCAGACACAGCGAACGCTATTCTAGTATTGAAATCTGGTGCCATCACATCGGACGAAGCAGAAAATATCACTCGCGACCCGAACCAGATTCTGCTGCTCAACGTGACCGAATCAGACCCGCTATCGAACGCATACGGCTCGATTGAACCACATTTACTCCCGAATTATGTGCTGAATGACAAGCAGGACGTGAAGAACGCTATTCATGAGATTATGGGTACACCGGCTCAATTTAGAGGCTCTGACGACCGTGGAGGAGTCGGTACGCTCGGAGAGGCTAGAATGGTACAGACACAAGCCTCCGGACGACAGGACGCTGTTATACGTGCGCTAGAGCAGGGCTTGGACAGGTACTACAAATTACTCGTGCAAATGATGAAAGTTTGGTACGATACGCCGAAGTTCTTTGCGTGTCGCGACAATGACGGTAAGTTCGTACAGGTAGAACTTTCCCGCGAGAGAATCCCCGATGTTGCATGGGTGTCTGTGGAACACGGTACAACGCAGCAGAAGAATAAGGAACGTCAAGAGAACGTAGCCATGACACTCGCGAAACTCGGTTTGATTGACCCGTACAACCTATTTAAGGACTTGGGCATGAAGAACGCCGACCAGCGCTACGAAACTCTAGTCAAGTTCAAGATGTCTCCGGACTCCCTCTCTGAAGAAGTACGCGCAGAGAACCAGAACCGCACGGCTTATATCGACTTCGCTTGCATTATGAATGGTGAAGTGATAGAGCCTCACGACGACATCGACGCAGAGCATATACTCGCACACCGTACGCAGATTACCTCTGACAGATTCTTATATGCTAAACCGGAACGCCAAAAAGCCATGATAAATCATATTCAGGGCGAGGTGTTTAAGTTGCAGCAGCGCGTGAGACTACAAGAAGCCAGTATGCAGGGCTTATTGCTAGACCCGAACGCGCCTATAACTCCAGACGTGCCAGAACTCCCAGCGCAGGCTCCAATGGCTCCTCAAGGTATGCCGATGGCTCAACCAGCAGGCGGAATAATGGGCGGGCAGAGTATGGGCGACCAACTCATGCAACAGCAAATGCCGTCTCAAGGAATGTCTATGCCTCAAGGTATGGTAGAATCCGCAAACGCAGTCCAGCCAGTAGATAACATGGCAGGTGGAATGATGGGTCAGACCATCATGCAATAGTCGCACAACATATATTTTGCGACATTGAACGTGTTTATGGTATAATGGAAGTATTAACATTAACCATTAAAAGAAAGGCAAGCAGCCAAATGGACGCAGACTTAACGGAAATTGCGCTTAATGCGCTAGAAGCCGCCGAATCCGCCGACGAAAAAGACACCTCAAATGGTGACGACGGTGGTGGCGACGAAAAAGGCACCGGTGCTGAAGACACCGGCGAATCCGAAACTACCAACGAGGAAGAAACCTCGGAAGAAACGGACAAGGGAGAAGACGAAGCCGACGAATCAGACGACGGCGACGAGGAAGATAACGAGGAGGGAGAAGACAATGCCTCTGACGACGATAATAACGATAATGATTCTGGCTCTGATAGTGAGTCTGGGAAGTCAGATAAGACCTCCAAAAGCGTAAAGAAAAAAGAGGAGATGTCGGACGACGAGTTCGAGGAACTAGCCAAAAAGCGTGGCTACTCTAAAACTCCTACCGACGCTGATAAAAAGGCGGAGGAAGAAGCCCAGAAGCGCGCCGCAGCAGAAAAGGCGCAATTCGAGCGCATGACTCGCAAACCAGCGGAAGTGCCACAAGAAGTGTGGGACGATACGCCAGACAACAATAAGATTGTCTACAATAATCTACCTATTATTACTGCAGCAGAAGCCCACAGGACGGTAGACGCAGTGAAAGCCCTCCAAAAGAGCGGCGCATTGCCTACACCAAAGGCTGAATACGGTACAAAGGAGTTCGATAACGACCCAGCCGTTAAAACCATCAACAACGTGCTTAATTACCGCGTAGAACGCGCCAGACAAGGCGTGAATCTGACAGTAGAGGACGCATTGACACTTTACAAGTCGGCTCACCCTGACGAGTTCAAGAAGACGGAGACCAAAAAGGCTGATACTAAAGCCAAAGGCGACGAAGAACGCAAGAAAGTTGCGCAGAAGATAGCCGGTGGCAAGAAGTCAACCAACAAATCCGCAAGCGACAAAGCAAAGGGGGAACATAAATACTACAAGTTCGGAATGTCCACGCAGGACGTGCTAGACCGAGCGCTAGAAGATTTAGATTAAATAGGAGACAATCAAAATGAGTGATACCAAAGATACCAAAAAGACCGAGGCGCCAAAAGCCGAGGAAGTCAAAGAAGAAAAAGACACAGTTAGTGATAAAGTTAGTGATAAAGTCGAGAAGAAAGCCGAGGCGCCAAAAGCCAAAGCCCCAGAGAAAAAGGTAGACACCTCACTAGAAGACGCGGAGATGGCGCAGGAACTCTTGGAAAGTTCTGTATCAGAAGCCAACGTACGTTCTGGTGGCGCTGGCGGTAGGCTCACTATTCGTGAGGCGCTTATGGAATACTTTAGCCCGACAGACCTCGTGACGATTAAAAACCCGTTCGATTTCAATACCGGTTGGGTATATTCTGACCCGAAAGACATCAAGATAGAACAACCTAGTGCAGAAACTCGTCGTGTTACCGAGATTGACCGAGACGCAGCAGCACGTGCAGCGCTAGAGAGAGATTTAGGTTTAGCGGAGTAGAACAGTGGGCGCAGAACTCTCAACACTTATCGGAAAAGGCGGGGAGTTGGCAGACTTACGCCAACTACTCGCCAAAACCCGAAAAGAGATTGACGACGCCTCCGAATCAGGCAACGAGGCGTTGCTCAATTTACAACTAGAGTATGAGGAGTTGGCAGAGAAGAAGCGCGAACTGCTACGTGAGATAGAAAAACTAGAAAATCAACGTGACGGCTTGCAGGACAAATTGCGCGCCGCCGAAAATACATACGGGCAATATCTGAAACAGATTCGCGCCGGCAAGAAAGGAGAATAAATGCAAAAGAAAAATCCGTTTATGTGGTTCGCCTACCTCTGGAGGGCGGAGTTCTCAAACGGTAAGAAAATCACCCAAGACCCCGAAGACTTATACTCGAAGCATGACTGCAAAGCAGAATATAACCCCTCGTCGTTCCGTGACTTCCTCGATTACCAAGAAGAACACCTGAACGTCAGACTGGTAAAGTTCTGCATTTTTAATAACGACAAAACATATACCGTGTCGTTCGAGAATCCGAAACGACCGGTCATCTATTACGACGAAAATAACAGATACGGAATACCAACCAAACACTACGAGTGGTTTAAGTGTAAGCGCGACCTCGAAAACGTGCGACCAATATACTACCGGCGCATGGAGAAGAACCTACAAACGCAGGAGACGAAGATTCTGCACTACGTGATAGGATTCCAAGGCAACGAGGAGAACGGCAACAACTTCAAAAAAGAGTTAAAGGTGGTATAATAAGAATAAGCGTGTAAACCAAGAAAGGAGGAAATATGCGCGACAATATCAAACAAGCCATAATCGCAGCCATAATGCTCATTGTTGGCGTGGTCGGCGGAATCGTCGGCGGCACTCAAATCAGCATACAGACTGGCGAAGATGGCAAAACTAATATCACGGTGGAATCCTCGTATTCTCTGGAACTTCCTCAAGCAGAAGTTATCGAGACGGCGGACGGCGAGATTGAGGTTAAGAATGCCACACAGGTCGAAGCAGTGGACTCTCAAAACGCGTCGAACCTTACCGAATGTGACGAGAACGAAGAAGAATGCGGGCTCGGTACCTATTACTGGGCGCCAACTGATACGCCTTATATCTTCTATGATTACACCAAAAACCAATGTTGGAACACCGACGGGGCGTACGGCGGTCAATGCTGGGATTACGGGGATTTATTCTGGCAAAACTACGCTGGGCGTAGGTTGTCTACCTGTGGAACCGGAGCGGCTAAAGGCACATGGGCTGGTGATTGTAAGTATATCAACGCTGGCAATGACTTTACCCTTATAGAAGACCCGACACAATTACAGCCGGGCGACTGGGTTGTATTCAACAACGGCACATGGGGTCATATCGGCATGGCTCTCGGCTACTATGACGGTGGCTACATCATGTTAGCAGGTCAAAACCAAGGTGGCGCAGCGTGTCAAGGTGGCGGTGGCGCAGTCAACGTTATTAAAATCTCGTTAGGCTCGTTTGCTGGCGCTTTCAGACCGAATGCGTATATCGTACCGGAACCAGAACCAGAGCCGGAACCAACGCCTGAAAACTGCGACGTTATCGAAGTCAAAGCGGGTGATACACTCGGTGAGATTATGAAACGCTGCGAGGGCGAGATTAAGTGGGGAGAAGCCATGAACGACTACGCTCGCTCGTGGAAGTCCACTAAATATGTGCTTTACCCGACTGTCTATGATGGCTGGGCAAGCGCAGGCGGTTATGGATTATTCGCTGGTGATACCATCGAAAGAATCAAATAGCCACCTAGAAATAAAGAGCGCTCGGGTGGGGGCGCTCTTTTTGTGCTATAATGGTTATGAAAGGAAGTCAATACAATGGCAACGAACCTAGTTATAGACACTATTACGACTACCGAAACCACAATGTCTTTTCAAGTGGTTAATTTTGGCTCCTCGAGAACTGTCAATGTAAAGGTAGACAATAACGGAACCGTTGTATTCAACTCCAACTATTATATCGGTCAGTTTACGTACCAGACAATAAGTGTGAGCGGGCTATCACCCGGAACGACGTATACAATAACCGCAACAGCCTCTCCAGATGTGACTACGGCTACTGCAACGACACAGGGTACTCCGTCTACTACTAAAACTATTACTATAACCGGTAGAGCCAGAATCAGGCACACAGAAACATCTACTATAAGTGGGCAGGTGAGCATATACGCTGGAATCAAGGGCGGAGTTATGAATAGCGGCACGTACGGCGGTTTTGGCTGGGGCGGTGGTATGTGGGGCGGCGCTTTCTCGGCTGGAATGAGGAACGACACGGAGATAGCCGGTCAAGTACGAATCCAGAAGTCATACAGCACTACAATATCTGGGCAAGTGCAAATAAGACGCACCGAACAAACCTCATTAAGCGGTCAAGTACGCATTGAAAAAACGCAGCAGAGCGATATTTCGGGGCAAGTGACGGTTTATGTACCCGGAACCACGTACATCAGCGGTCAGGTATGTATTAAAAAGACAGCCAGCACTACTATATCTGGTAAAGTGGTCGTGGTAAACACCAACTCCACGAACATCAGCGGTAGCGTACGCATTAAAAAGGTCAGACAGTCAGACATAACCGGTCAGGTGCGAATCCGAATCACAGCACCAGAGAAACTACCTCAAACGTGGCGTAAGCAAGACCCAGAGAAAGAACATCAGGACTGGAACGAATCAGAAAAGCAACAGAGAGAATGGTCGACTATGGTAGACAAAACTGCGGACTCGTGGGAAGAAACACCTCAAGAAAAGGACGCGCAGGAATGGGAGAACGTAGACAAAGGTAGACAAACGTGGACTGGCTCCGATAAAGCCGATTCTGCGTGGAATGAGCAGGAAAAAGCAGCGAAAAGTTGGAATGACGCGCCGGCAAAGAATACTCCAGACTGGGAGGGCAGAGACAAAGACGCGCAGGGCTGGAACAAGACCGAGCAGGAGAAACAGAACTGGAAGAAGTCGGCAGACAAACCATCGCAGGAGTGGAATTATCAGGAGTACGAACTCTCCTCGCAAACATAGCAAAAGCATGATATAATTTAATATAAGGAGATTAACAAAATGCTAACATTTACTCAACGAAAACAACAGGCGGCAAAGTTGTGTGGCATACACTATACGGAGCCAGAGATGGAGACGATAGTTCTTAATCTTAACCTAGCAGACAAACTCTTTCAGAACGCGGCGCGACGACCGTGGACTAGAAAAGAGAAGACAACAAACCTCGTCGCGAATCAGCAATACTACCAGATTGCAACCGATATGTACCGCGTGGCAGAAGTCAGGTGCAAGCAGGCTACGAGTAGCACTGTTATTGTTCCTCTCGAGGAAGTACGGTCGGAGCATGAGTGGAATAGATTAAACGCGTTCCCGAGTGCTGGAATGTTCCCGACTCATTTCTTTATCAGAGGCAATGACGAGATTGGTATATTCCCAGTGCCGGCAAACAATATCACGGACGGTCTCATGGTCGCCTACGAGCCGAGGATTCGTGATATGGGCAAAGACGACGTAAACTTTACCGCAGCAGTGACAGAGAATAGCACGACGATTACAGCCTCAACAAACGTATTCCAGCCATACATGATAGAGAACTGGTATATCTACAACACTGACGGCACGGACGGCAACTACTACAAGATTCAGAAGTATATCAGCCCGACAAAGGTGGAGATTGAGAATAACTACCTCGGCGTGACTAACGCTTCAGCAAGCCTCTCCATGGGGCAGGTGCCACCATACCCAGAGGAATATCACGAAGCGAGCGTATTTTACGCGGTGTTTAAGTTCTTCGCAATGAGAAAAGACACAGATTCGAGCGCGATGTATCGTACACTATTCGAGGACGCGCTGCGACAATACCAGACACGCTACGGCAATAAAACAGTATCAGGAGTAGTGACTCCGGGCAGGAGACGCTTACCAAATATCACAGATGTATTCGCAAACTCAACTCTAACAGAGGGGGCTTAATATGAGCGTCGGCAATACTGGTTCAAGGCTTATCGGCAACACCGAGTTCTACGGTGGATTATCAACTGACGTCAAAATCGGTATCGAAAACTCATACGCAGACGCAGAATGTCTGGACGTGAGGAAGTCTCCGTCGCAAATGACAGTGCTGCCAAAAGCAAAATCTATCACAGCGAGCGAAACTAGCCCTATCGTAGCCATGACGCAGGATTCGTACGGCATGATTTATGGGATTCGAGGCGATGGCAAATTATACACAGTCGCTAACGACAACTCTGCTCTGAATGTGCTTAACAGCGCAACTCCGTTCGATAGTGGCATGGGGTTGGAATACTACACAACCGACGATTCGTTGTACTTCACCTCGAAAGACTACCGGTTCGGTTCATACGGACAGATAAACTCGGTTCCGGCTGGGGAATCTACCACTAGGACTACGTTTACTACGATGGACGACAACGGACGCTACGTGCGATACCCGATTGAGATTCAGAACTACGGCGAGACGGTATACTACCAGGCAAATATGACGGTAGACCGCTCCGCAGGTACCGCAACGTGTGCGGTTTCGACATCTGTGTCGGAAACAGACGCGAACAAAGCGTTGGTTCTACCAAAAGCAAATAATATAGCCAAAATTGGCGTGTATTTCACGACTAAAGTGGCTTCTACGGTCTACTTGGTATTACATGACGAAAATAACAATGTGGTGCTTAAAAGCGCAAATAAGACGCTTACAGCAGGCTCTAATGAGTTAGTAGAGTTCGATATGCTGCCGAATCCGGGTACGTCTCTGGCAGTAGATAACTTCCCGCACGTAAAGAATCCGTGGAGCGGTGACACGAGCGAGGCTGGTACGGTTTACCACTTACATATTGTGGCTAGTACCTCTGGCAATTACGTCAAGACGAACACGGCAAACGATATGAACCTCGGGCTTTACTTCACGATAAAGACTTATGTGCTAAACTGGACTCGCAATGGCAAGCACCCTCTGACTACGTTTGATAGAGTGTACATCGGCAACGGTCAATACGTCTCTGTAAAAGAGGCAGCGCCGCCGGATTACCTCAACGATTCGATATTTATTCAAAATGCGTTCCGTGTAGACGATGGCTACGAGGTCTGCTCGTTCTGTATGACTGACGACTACCTCATTGTAGGTGCAGAGAAGTTTAATATAGAGGGAGATAGACCGCAACAGGGCGGACGACTCTATTTCTGGGACAGGTCAAGCGAATTGGCTTCGTTCATGGTGGACTGCCCGATGGGTTCTCCGAGTTGTATGCACAACATGGGCGACATCGTGTACGTTGTGGTAGGTGGTGCATTATACGCATATACTGGCGGTAAAGAACTCGTCAAGGTGCGTACATTTAGAGGCACTGATACGGAGTTTTCCGGCTCGGCAACAGAGATTGTACAATACCCAAATATGATGGCGACAAGACGCGAAGTCATGATGATTGGCTACCCGTCATGGACTAATGCTACCTCTATAAAATATGGCATAAGGGCGTGGGGAGCGACCGACAAGAACTACCCGAACTGCTTTACGTATAATTACAGGATTCCGGGCGCTGTGGACGTATTCAACGACGACAAAAAAGGCTACGCGATATTCTGCGTGTACAATTTCGGCGACACGCTATTGTTCGCATATGGCATAGAGAATAAGGCAGTCACCCCGTCTACATGGACTTACGGGCTGGCTTGCGTAGACAACACGTGCGGAACAGAGACAAAGTTTTTCTGGGAATCGCTGCAATATGACGCAGGCTCTCCGGCATACGAGAAGATGGCATTGCGTGTGGGCATTTATTTCGACGCATTACCGACTGGCTGTACGATTACTCCGAAATATCGCATTGACGACGGAGAATGGGTAGACGGCACAGTTTCAGCAGTAGAGGGAGACCGCTACGTGCATTGTGAGGTCAACCAACGCTTCCATGAGATACAGGTAGGCTTTTCTGGAACATCATTAAACGATTATAATACCCCGGCGATTAAACAAGTCGGCATGGAGATACGCATACTGAATGAGGAGGCAAAACTATAATGGCAGGTTCTGATTACTCCGCAAACTATGGCTACGACCCGCAGATTGCGGACGTGATACGCCCGCTAGGTCAAGGCACGGTCAAGAAGACCGAAAACGGATTTCGCACGGTTCAAAACGTAGAAGTAGGAGCCGGAGCGAGGCAAGATAGAGTAGATACATACAAACTTGCGACCGGTGTTTTAATAGGTACGCAACAGGTGAAAGGTCAGATTCAGGTAGTAGACGCAAACGGGCGCAAAGTGATGGTGATGGGCTACGGTAAAGATAAGTTCTAGGAGGGAATATGGCAACTTTTATTCCGAACAAGTACAACCCGAAAGAGCGGTCAAACTATGGTGTGCGAGTAGCGCGCCCGGGTTTTGACGCTTCAACTTGTGCGCAGAATCAGTTGCTTTTTAATTCTGGTTGGGCGATTATGCAGATAGCGGAGGTGGTAGATTTCAGGAATCAGCCGGCGCAATACCTCTATATCATGACGACAAACACCACGGTTTACGATTCAGCCACTGGAACGTACAATTTTTCGGAAGAATCGGAAGAAGTATCGTCGGTGCCGTCAGGTTATAACAGCGACAACGAGTTGGAGACCGCATTTCTCCACGATGTTTTGGTGAACAAGAGGTATGTTCTCAAGTCGGCAGCCACTACATACCACATTTATTATTACCCAGCAGAGCAAACTACGGTTGGCACAGTGACTACGACTGTCAGCAAACGATGTTCGAGGTACAGCGTGTACAAAAAAGCGCATGGGCTGGATTTTGTGCCGTTTTTCGCCAAGAGCGAGTGGCTTTCAGGCGTAAGCAACTGTGTACTGTTATTTAATATAGACATCAGACGCGATGTGGATTACCCATACACAGAAGAAGCGTTGCCGCTCATTTCAAAGACCGGAGACTACGGCATAAAATCAGAGTCCATATTCGGAGAAAACGTGCCGGGATTATGCTCGAATATGTTTAGTAAGTTAGTGCAGGCGGTCAAAACAGAGGAGACAATACAGGGAGACCGTGATATAGGCGGTGGTGAGTCAGACACGCGCGCAATATGGAGTCCAGTAAACACTGACGACCCAAACGAGGTACCGGCTGGGGCTTTCCTCGACTACGAGATATATGCGTTCGTAGAAGACAAGTATTTCTCTGCTCCCGACGATGGCGGGGAGTATTACAGAGAGCAACCGGTGCAATATATGTCTGGCTCGTTCGGTGGCTCGGCAAAAGACGCGTGGGCGGTCACTACGTCGAGTTTCCAATCTTTTATGGAAGACAAAAACAGCCTAGTCGCACTACGTAAACCGATGGTGAGTCCATCGTATGAGGAGATTACGGTATGAGCAATTATGGATTCGCAACGTATGATTCAGAGACGCAGAGAATACAGGGTATGGTAAACTCCAAGTTCCCGATATTCGGACCCCGATATAACGACATCGACAAGGCGTTTCGCACGATTCATATTACAGATACGTACCAGTCTGGATTTATTACGTCTCCAAACGTCCACTTGCCACCGGCGCAGAGATACCAGACTATCGCAGACCAAGGCGTAAAGAGAATGCTTATCGCAACGATTCCGCACGGGTTTAAGCAACGTCCACTAGGCTATGTGACGTTTTCGGGGGCTTTCGTAAAGAATGTGCGGTGCCGGTGGGAGTATACTAACGCATACGACTACTACCAATACTACGCCCCGTCTACTACGCTGACTAGCACGACCACCAAAGATATTGACGCTATATCTGACGCGTCTGGCAATATTATGGCTACTGCATATACCGGTGACTGGAGCGCTTTCGCGCAAAACTATTTTAGCGTATCATACCCAAGCCCAATAATTTATTTCGTGAGACAGGCTGGTATTGAGATTCCGGGAGGCAACCCATACGAGGTAGAGATTGACGACACCAACGTCTATGTTTATCGCAACATATACTGGATTGACTCGTACGTACGTGATTATTATTACTATTCAGAGGGTCAGAATCTGGAGTGGGATTTCAGGTCGCGGGCTAAAGGTGTAATGGACTTCGCAGGGTCGTCGTTTGATATGACTCTGTATCTATGCCCATACACAATGGAGGAATTACTAACATGAATAGCGCACAAGCAGAGGCAGAATGGAGATATTATCTAAACAACCCGCCACAAAAAGCGAGCAGTTATTACAACCAATCTTTCGTAGACCGGATTAACGCTGCGCAAAACAATCTAAATAACCTCGTAGCAGAGAAAGACAAGGCGTATTCTACGCAGCAGCAAGCGTATAACGACTATGACACGTTTACTGGCAATATGCGCAGTTATAACGAGTATTATCAGGAGGCGGAAAACCAGTTCGGAGTCACGCAGGCTAAAGACGACTACGAATCCACCCAAAAAGCCCTCGCAATGACAGAAAGTATGCTCGAAGCGTTGCCGAGTTCTATTTCTGCGCGTTCTGGGCGCCGTCTAACGCAGGAACAGCGGAATCTGCAATATAATAGGCAAGCGGACATTATAAACGCCACGCAGGGCGAATTATCGCGCGCCGCGAATACTTACGAGCAGGCATGGAAGACGGCGAGAGAGAATCAGGCAGCCAAAGCGACCGCCGGAATGGTAGCGCAACAAACCGAGCAACAAGACCTCGCAAACAAGTGGAACACTCAATTACAGGAATACTACAACAAACTCAACTCGTACAACAAATCGCAGTATGAATTGGCGGCAGAGCGCGCTGCATATTCGCAATGGCAGTTGCAACAGCGTCTACAAGCCTCGGCGATATGGGAACAGCAACTCCAAGCGGCAGGAGAGCGGTACAGGCAAATACTCGCGACCGAGCAGGCGCAGAGACAAGCCAATGCGCAACTCGAACGTCAGAAACGCGAATACGAAGCCGAGCAAGCGCGTCTCAAAGCAAAAGACCGTCTGGCGCAGAGCCTCGTCAACCTGCACTGGGCGCAGCAAGGAGGTGTACGGGCGTGGTAAAGTATTTATGTTTTTCATTAAATGTGGTATTATAATAAATAAGACAACTGCTGAAAGGCACCCAGCCGGCAGATAAGAAAGGAAAAACAATGGCAGCAAGCAGTTATGATTCAGTTTGGAGAAGTCAGCCGGTTTCAGACTGGAACCCGAATGACGCCTCTACTGGTCACGATTTCTTGAATCAAATCGACACGCAAAAAGGCAACGTTTCTAACGCCGAAAATATCTACCAACAGCAAGCGGGTCAGGTAGCGGATTCGAGGAACACATATAACGACCTATTCAACAATAGAACCTCGTACAACGATATGTACAACGAGGCAAGACAAACCGCCGGCGTGGAAGACGCAAAGGCGCAATATCAGAAGTCACTCGCGGCAGTCAATGGCGTGCAAAGCGCAATGACGGCTCTCCCGAGTTCAGTAAACGCTAACTCTGGACGGGCATTAACTCAAGCGCAGGCTCAAGCGGCGATGGCTAACAATATGAATGAGTACAACTCTACTCTCCAATACTGGCAGAACCAGAACGCCGGAGACCAAAACTTATACCAGACCGCCTTATCAGAGGCACAGAATCTCGCAGGACAGAATCTATCAGAGCAACAGTACAACATTAACACCGCGCTCACGAACTACCAAGCGCAGATGGACGCAGCGCAAAAAGCATACGACGAGATTATCAACGAGCGCAATATATTGCGTACTATCTACGGTCAGATGTTCGACGACGAATACAACCATAGAGCGCAAGAAATCGAAGCGTGGGCGAATCAAGTACAAGCCGAAACTACCAGATACGTACAAGACCAAGAGAACGCGAGAAACGCAGCGCAGATCGCAGCACAGAACGCGTGGAATGAGTATGTCAAGCAAAAAGACGCCCAAGACAAAGCTGATAGAGAAGCTGCCAATAAGGCTAGTGCTAGGGCTAACGTTATTGACGCGATAAATAGAGTATATGCTCAGTATCAAGCAGAAATAGCCGACCTAAACGACTATGCCAATACTCCTATAAACAACTTCAACCCATTTGGCTATTTATTTACTGGTCGCGCTCCAGGCACTGACGCTATAAAGGCAAGACAGCTTACGAACAAAGGTTTTGAGGATTACCTTTATAACCAGAGTTCATATCTGCAAAAGATTTTGCGAGAGGATTATAGCGACCTATTAGGCATGTATGGAATAGGAGGCTAATATGGATTTTGGGAAACTTTTGTTTGGAGATAATTCAAATAACACGACATATAGGCAGGCTGCGTATGATAAGTATTACAATGATATATCTAACGCTATGTATGACACTATGTATGGAGATATGGAGAATTATCTTGACGAAAATTATTCCGGCGGTTCGAGGAAGTTTAAGTTTGATACTTTGCAGAATCTTAATGACACTGCAAAAAATAGTCTAGCCAACTACAAAGCGACTAAAAACAATGTTTTTGGCAGTGGTCTTATAGGTGGCATGCTAAACCCCATAGCGCAAACATTATCTGCTGGGGCTGATTTAGGCGCCCTCGCTTTCTCTGGCGGTAAGCAAAATGCGTGGGACGCTAGCCAAAACGAAATAGGGTATGCTCGTGATGTAGGCTCTGACATTGGCGCGCTCGGAGAGAGTGCCCTTACTCTAGGCACTCTAGGGCATGGAGCGCTACTGGGTAAAGCCTCAAAGGCGGTACAAGCCGGTACAGCAACTGCCAGACAAGCGAACATGGTAGCAAATGCTTTAGGGAATACAGCCGCTCGAAATATAACAAAGGGCGCTCTAATTGGGGCTGGTTATGGCGCAGCGGGGAACTTACGCCAAAGTGGGTTCGAGAACTTTAACCCGCAGTCATTCGCCCTGTCTACACTCATTGGCGGTGGTCTAGGCGGTGCTACATCTGGTATAAGTTCAGCAATAAACAAATATAGGGCAGGAATCCCAGTCACTACTACGACAAGAGACTATGCACCATATCAAGAAGCGTTGGACAACCTGAAAAATAATGCTACGTCTGCCATTTATTCTGATGTCCCGACTAACCTGCCGGCTGTAAATGGTATAGATGTTTCCAGAGTGAATCTTAATAACCTAGATAAAAATACCTTGAGTAAATTGTTCAAAAGCAGTTCTATGAACGTAAAGGGGGCGGAGGGGGCTAACGATTTGACAAGTTCTATTAAGGAAAGTAAAGACCTGCTAACTGACTTTCTAGACAATGGTATCCCTGCTGAAACCACTACCACTTATTCCAAAAACGCAGGTGACATCATAAACGCTATCAAAAATAAATATAACAAGAGTAGATTAGGGACTACCAAATTAGGAAAGACTGCCGGCAAGTTATTATCTACCAAGACCGGCAAAATAGCGGCTACGGCGGCTGGAGCGGCGACTATCGCAAAACTGATTCCTAACGGAGAGAATAAAGTCGACTACGACAACCTGACCGACGAAGAATGGCAACAGATTATAAATTATTATAACAATGGAGGACAATAAAAATGAATAACTTACCTGCTCTACTCGGAAGCGCAGCAACCCGTGGATTGACTACGGCGAGTTCTAACGCGCTTGCGAACGCAGCGGCTACGAGTTTAAGTATACCGCTCATATCAAAACTAGCGAATCCGTCGGCTATTTCTACCGCCGCAGGGAACGCTATTGCTAACGCTGGCGCACAACGTGGCTCTATTGCGCTATCTCAATTATTGCCTACCAAGTCCGGCTCTGCCGTAGACGGTGTAATTAACCGCAATACTGGTATTGTCCTCCCCAGTGCGAAAACTCCGTCATTTAGTGATGTGTTGGGCGAAAAATCCCTCGGCACTTACGGTGATATTACCGGACTGCTAGAAGCGGCTCAAGAAGACGCTACACGTGCTGGCGGTTCTCTCGCGAAGAATACTAGCAAAGGTCTAAAACAACTCAAGAAAGACGTTATTGCTGACGCTGCAATGAATCGGTCGGAACTCATGGCTGGTACTGCTGGCGGTGCGACGTCATGGTCTGACTTACCGAAACTCAAAACCTCCGAAATTAAAAGTCTTATCGGTGAATCCGGCGCTGATGTGCGACCATCTCTACGTGGTAAACTGTCAGAGGTAAACGGACGCTCAATCGGCGACCCTGCGTGGGGCGAGACATTTCCTGATATGACACTAGACCGTACCGGCGGTGGATTCCAAGGCGATATTAACGATATACTAGACAGGTACGATACCGCATACGAAGCGAGACACGCTGGCTCTGACTTTACAGACGACAATATCGCTAGATTCTTACAACTCAACCCAGAAGAAGACGCAAAATACTCGCAACTCGTTGCCGACGTGGTGAACGGCAAGCAGGAGATTCCGATTAACCAATTATTAGGAAAAGGGCAGTCTATTCCGGTACGAACCAATGCAGAAGTTAGCGGAGTGACTGCTGCGGAGCCTATGGCAAACGCGACAACGCCTGCCACGGACGCACAGGCGGTGTCTAACGCGACAAAATCTACCTCTCCAATCGCCCCAACTCGCGGAGGCGGTCTGAATGAGGCTCAAGAGAATGTCGCCGAGGCATTTAATCTCTCCGGCGCTGGTGCTGGACAGGGTGGCGGTGGTGGTAGAATTACCGTCGGCTCGACAGCCTCGCCGGAGGATTACGGCTTCAACCAACCTCTCGAAAATGCAGACGGGCAGAAAGTTATTAAGATTCAAAGCAAAGTCGGCAAATCTACATGGAAGCAAAAGAGTGCAGACTTCGATACTCGCAACTGGCTAGACAGCATGAACGCTACCAGAGCGCAATATCAGGACGTATTCGCAGATAAAAGCGGTTCGGTCGGCGGTTATTACAAAAACGCCGCAGAACGTGGCTTGAGGAACGGATTACAGCGCTCAAACTTCAAAGAGTCAGTGCAGGCTATGCTAGACGCTCGCATGGACATCGTAAACAGGGCGGAAGCGTTAGCAGCGGACAACGGATTGACCGTGGCATTGCCAGACATCGAACTTACGCCGGCAGAAGCCCAGAGCCTCATGTCAAACGGCGTAAATCTCGATATGGCATTGCAGGAGGGCAGGCTCACTCCTCCAGACGCAGAGGAATTACACCGCTTATTACAGAGGCAGAGTGTCAGATTGCGCGATTCTTCAGACGCGGCAGCGCAAGAGCGTGGGCTTGCACTTAAAAACGCAGCCAAAAAACTATCTGATTCTATTGACAAGACCATGGACACTCTCGGATTGAATTACAAAGACGAGTTCTTAAAAAATACCGGTGCCATCGGGGAAGATATGCAGTATCTCAACAGCATTGCGAGCAACGGTAAAGACCTCAAGTTCTCCGAAGTACGTCGCGATATGTCAGACCTCATGTCATTAAAGAACCTCGAGACAAACAAAATGAAAGCCGGCAAAACATTCAATATCGCAGGCGTAGATACAGGAGTGCCAAATCCTCTAGGAACAGCGACGGAAAAATTGAAAAGCAAGTTCTATCAAAAAGCAGCGCAGGTAGAAGCCAAACTCGGCGGAGCAGGTGGCGGTACTGGCGGTGGAACTACCGGTGGCGGTGGCTACGTGTTCGATAATGGCTCACGAAGCAGCCTATCTGGTCTGCTCGGCAACGCGAAGAAGATTGCACCATATGCAGTAGGTGCTGGAATTGGTCTCATGATGGGCGGAAACCGCGGTGGTGGTGATTCAGACATCGAAGCGCAGAATACGTCAATGCTAGGCGGAAATACCGCTCAACCTACACAAGAAACGGTCTCTGACCCATATAATGAGGTGACTATCGGCGGTTATACTTACGCAGAACTCGAAGACGGCTACTTTAACGCTATGGCAGCCGGCGATACGAACGCGGCGAAACAAATCGCCTCTCTTATGGACGTGTTAGAGGGCAGAGTTAGCCGTGTCGCAGAGGCTCAAGAGAAGTCGCAGGAATCCTCTACCAAGAGTGCCGGTATGAACGTGCTTAACCAACTCTACACTCTCTATAAAAAGGCTGGAGGCTCGCAGGGAATTATTGGCGGTACGTTTACTGGTGCCATGAATAATATCACTGGTGGCGCATACAATACCGACGTGGCTACTTACGACCAAACGCGCGCACTTACATCGTCATTGCTCGCAAGGGCGCTCGGCGAAAAGGGTACGCTCTCTGATACAGACCGAAAGTACATCAACGACAACTTGCCGAATATAACAGACGACCCAACTGTGGCGGAGAAGAAGTTTAACGCAATTTACCAGTTGCTCAAGGCAGCACAGTAAGGAGGCTCAATGGGCGGAGACATCATACCATACGCGGCAGGACAACTGTCGAATCTACTAGGCGGAGCGGCGAGCAGGGTAGTCGCTCCAGCCATAACTAACGCGGCGGCAAAGTCTGGCGGAGTTATTATGTCTAACCTATTGGGAAACGCTACTAAAATACCGGTGGCGCAGGTGTCTACTCCGGCGCAACAAATCTCCGTAAAAGAACCAGAGATGGTAGACCTATTTAGAGGAATGTCGGCTAAAACTGACGACGACCTTACGAGTTTTGTAAAAGACCTCGCGAATAGGGAAGTGCAACCAGCCACTCATGGTGGCGGGAATATGCAGGGAGAGGGTTATAACTTCTCTACTGGTAAAGACGTGGCGGAGTATTATGCTACTCGCAACCCCATCAACGAAAGCCGAACCATCGTCTCTACTAAAGTACCAAAGAACCGGTTTATCACTCAAAACGAACAGAATCAGAACCGGCTTGTAGATTTTGTGCGCCGTGCAGAGGGGAGAGGCTACTCATACGAGGACGGCTCGAGCGCAGCGCAGGGCTTGAAAGATATGCAGAAATACTTTAAGAAAAACGGTATACTCGGCGTGAAAAGCAATAGCGGTGGAACTTACGTTATCAACAGCAACAGCGACGAATGGCTAAACAACCTCAAAGTGCTAGACGCAATGAAAGGCAGGAGAGAGGGAATCGCGCAGGATTCGGAGTTGCTATCGAGGTTGCAGAATACCGTAGACCAAGAAATAAACAACAAAGTGTCAGGCTGGGTGGATTCGGGCTATTTAAGGTCTAGAGGAGACATGGAAAAGGTAGCAGAATCGGCAGGAAATACCAAAATCGACAAAGTTTATAACGCCATTGCCAAGTATAAAGAAGCCAACAAACAGAATATGGTGCGCGATATGATAGAATACTACGACAATGACAACTTCGACTGGGCAGGCTTGCAAAGGAGAGCGGAGAAAATAGTAAAAGCCGACTACGGCGACCAAGTATGGAGCGACCTAAAATCGGTGGTAGAACCGGCAGTGAATGACGCGCCAAGCGAAGCAGCGCACCAGACTAACGTATCAGTATTACGCAACTTCCTAAACAGCAAGTATAGCGATAAGATAGTAAAGGCGAGCAGAGAACTCGTAAAGCCGGGTACTAAAATATACCGCGTAGGCACTCCAGACGGTATATTCTGGTCTACGAAAAAGAGCGTCGGAGCAGGTTATGATGGACCCGAGAATACAGCCATATTGAAAGCGAGCGACCGGTATATCGCGCCACAATTTACCGGTCTAGTGAAAAAGACTTTAAGTGACGAGTCAGAGGTTATCTTTTTGCCACGAAAATAACCAAAAGCCTATTGACAAAACCGAAAGGGTGTGCTATACTGGAGGTATAGTCAATAAGCAAGAAAGGAGCAAAAAATGACTAAAGAAAAAACTAATAAATATGCGGTCTTAACCGACCAAGATATTAAAATTATCAAGAGTGACCCAGAGGGTCTAGCGGACTACGTGATTCGCAACAAAGTGCGTGCTACTCGCAAGACTATGATTATCATATCTATATTCGCAGTAGCAGCCGCTTTCGCAGCAGGAGTATTCTGCGGTATGGGAATCACGCGCGAGTCTATTCCTAACAATGTCGTGCAAATCAAAATCGGCAACGATGGCGAGGTAGCGAGCGACATCAACACCGAAGCCGAGGGAAAATAGACGGCTCGGCGGCGGAACCCGACCCGACCGAGCCACTTACAGGGTGCGACCTAGTTCGTCACGAGGTATCTAAATGGTCTGACTGGGACGTAGACGTTATGGTGGCAATATCTCAAGCAGAGAGCCACTGTCGTACTGACGCAGTTGGAGACACGAATATCACGTACGAATATGCTGGTCGCACCTATGGCTATTCTATCGGCGCATTACAGGTAAGGATTCTGCCCGGACGTGAACACTGCGAGGACGGGGAGAATTACTGGGAGTGCGCGCATAGTATATGGCAATCACAGGGCTACCGCGCATGGAGCGTGTGGTCGAATAACAAATATCTCGATTTTATGAAGTAGCGGTTGTATGTTATAATAGTGTTATATTAACCTTATCGCGAAAAGGAAGAAAAAATATGACAGCAACCGCAACATGGTATGAGAGGAACGGCGCAAGTGGTTCTACCACGAATACAGCCGTCTCTAACTGTGACTGGAAGTCAACGGACGACGCGTCGGCTTCCCGCATTAACTACCCCGTGACGGCGGGCAACAATTCATACCACAAATATAATTACGTCGCATTTACTGGTGCATTTAACCAGATTTCAAACGTCAAAGTGGCGCATACATCGGGTACGCTAGGCACTGGCATATCTCTAAAAGGTAAAACTACCAATACCTACGCTACACCGGCGACATCTGCTCTCGGTAGCGCAACCGATATGACATCTCCGACCACTATTTCTAGCGGTCTATCTGTCAAACTCGGCACAAGCGACCCAACATACGCTACGAATAACACGCTATCTAGCGCTGGCTATACGGCGTTTATTATTACGCAGGTACAAACTACGTCGTCTGCGACAGCCGGTGATTCTGGCACTGCTACATTGACGCTACAATACGACGAAAACTAGAAAGGAGACAATATGGCTGATTTTGAACATAATAAAGCCAATCTGGGAGCGGCTACGCTATCGTCAGCCATAACCAGTTCGCAAACGAGTATCACTGTAGACGCTAGCGACGCTAGTACATTCCCCAGCACTCCATTTTATGCGACAATATCTCCAATCGGCGAGACCCCGAATCTTCTCAACGCAGAAATAGTAAAAGTGACCGCAATATCTTCCGGAACTCTCACTGTGACGCGCGGACAGCGCAGTACAACGGCAAAAGCGTTCGCAGCAGGCTCTGTCATATTTAATGGCGTGTATACGCAGGATTTAGACTATGCACAAGCCGTAGGGAGGGCGTTTTTCACGGCTTCCTACTCCGCAGGCGTATTCTATATCAACAACGCTATGCTGCCTACTACCCCGACAGATGGTATGTCTATCAGGGTGATATTTTCGCAAGATGTCACCACAGGGGCAGTCGGAGTATCTCTGAATAACGGCACGACGTACAATGTTTACGCAGGCGCTGCCATAACAAATATAGATTTTACGACATTACGCAAGGTATTATACGATGGAGGAGACACTGGCACTACTGGTGATGTGGCTCTCTCCGATTCTGCTGCGAACTACGAGTATATGGTGATTTATTTCCGACCGAACGACGGTTATTTGTCAAGCACTAAAATACACAGCCCCAACGGGAAACGAGCATTTTTGATTTCTGGTTATGCCGGTAGCGGAACTTCCGATACTTCTAGTTGGAATATTAAGTTAAAGGTGGTTTCTATATCTGGCACGTCGATAACTCCATTCGCTTACAAGGAGTATAACGGCTCCGTGGTGAACCCAAACAATATCTATATTACAAGGGTTGAGGGCTGGAATATCTAGCCGATTCTTCTGGCTATCATATACCCATCATAGATAGAGAACGACAAACTAGCCGCGCTTAAACGCACTGCTGCGCGGAATCTACCAGAGGTACCTGTGGCTTTAGCAATACACGACGCAATTCTGCCTATACCTACGCTATCAGTGAGCGTGGAGCCGGCGGCAGCCCAGAGAGAGAATCCAGAAACAAGGTCTACCGCTAAATCGAACTCCGCAGAC